TTTCACAAGACAGTCAAATAGCACGGCCGAAGAATATACACTTCCAAGAGGAACAAAGTTCACATCAACTATTGATGGTGTAACATATACCTTTCAAACGATTTCCGATACAACAGCTCGATTGAGTGACACAAATAAGTTTGTTTTTAAAAACCTCAAGATTTATCAAGGGATTCGTCGTACCGCCGATTACGTTGTTGATAATAGTTCTTATCAAAAGTTTGTGATTAATCATAGTGAGGCAGATACTTCAACTCTTAGAGTTCAGGTTTTTCCAACTCTCACAACCGCAACACCTGATACTTACACAAAGTTTGAGACTTTCACCAACATTGACGATACAAGTAAGATATATTTTCTCAATGAAAATGGAGAGGGATATTACGATGTAACATTCGGTGATGGTGTTCTTGGTAAAAGTCTAAGTCCTTTAGACGTTGTTCGATTGGATTACCTTACAACCGCCGGAGCTCCGGCAAATGGTGCGACAAGTTTTACGTATGCGAGTGGTTCAAATGCTATAATTGATGGTACTGGAGCTCCAACGCTTGTTCTAAAATCTCAAGGTGGAGAAGAAAAGGAATCACTTACGAGTATTAAGTACAATGCTCCTCTTACTTTTGTTTCACAGAATCGCGCTGTCACCGCCGAAGATTATAAGACTCTGATCAAACAAAATATCAGTAACGTAAAAGACGTTGCAGTTTGGGGTGGACAAGATAACGATATACCAAACTTTGGTGAGGTCAATATTTCAATTCGTCCTTTGGATCTGACTCAAACAACTCTTACTGATATTGAGAAAGACCAAGTTGAGGCTCTACTCTATGATCGAAAGGTTATAGCAATTAAACCACGATTGAGAGATCCTCTTTACACTTTTCTTTATGCCGAAGTCTTCTTTAAATATAATTCAACGCTTACAACGAAAACAAAAGAAGAACTCATTACGGATGTAAGACGTGCAATCACAACCTTTGATTCGAACAACTTGAATAACTTCAATGGTGTATTTCGATTCTCTACTTTCCTTAAAGCAATCGATCAAACCAATGTAGCGATTCTTAACTCGGTTGCTCGAATGTATGCTTACAAGAATCTTACAATTACCGTTACGGGAAATGAAAGTGAGAATGACAACATTGACTTTGCATTCGCGCTTGATGGAGAAATTGATCAAACCGATTCTATGATATCTTCATCGACTTGGAAATATCTTGGAGATAGTGTACAACTCGGAGACGAAAAGATCGTTGGAGAAACCGAAAGAAGAAAGATATTTGTTTTCAAACGAAGAGCAAATGGTACAGTTGAGAAGGTAGTTCAAAGCGCTGGATTTCTTTTTCCGGCAACAGGTATTCTTCAACTGAATAATTTACCTGCATCCACTACAAGTACGATTCGAGTAAAGGTAAGACCTGCAGCCGACGATATCGTAGCGAAAAGAAGAGAAGTCCTTGCTTTTGATTTGGGCGAAACACAGGTTATAGGAGACATTGATTCCAGCACAAGCGGAACTGCTCCTCTTCTTTCTGATTACTTAACATTTGCTCGCGATAAGTAATATGTCTCACAAGCAGAAAACAATAGGAGAAATTACTATCCACAATCGCGAGAAGGAGAGTGTCAACTCACTCTTTCCTATACAACTCCGTACTACTCTATCGGAGTTGTATCCAAGAGATCTTATCTCATTTCTGGAAGACTATTACGAGTTTCTCAATCAAAAGGATCAGCCAACAAATATCATAGATCGTATCACAAAGGAACACGATATTGATCTAATAGATGACACCTACTTAAACGAACTTAAGAAAGAAATTGCAAAAGAGATACCAAACTCTGATGTTCTGAACAATCGTCAACTCTTTCGAAATATCGTTGAACTCTATAAGGCCCGAGGATCGCATGATAGCATTCGTATCTTCTTTCGACTCTTCTTTGATGATGAAGTCAATGTTGAGTATCCTTCGGAAAAACTCTTTCGAACTTCTTATGGTAGACAAAGTTGGGTTTCTTATGATAATCGTTTGCTTGATAGTAATAGATGGCAAAACTATTCCTATGTAATCACCAGTGGAATATCGTTTGATCGATGGAAACAGTCCTATCTAAAACTCATTCATCCTGCTGGTTTGAAACTTTTTCCGGATTTGATCGTTGAAACAAGAGCCCTACGTACTGATAGAACAATCGTTCCTTCTTTTGACACGACAAAATCCAACTGGGTTCAGGATCTTTATACAGGTTTATCAAATCATACACCAACTCATCAGCCAGGGTGGATAGAAGTAATATAAATAAAACAATATGCCTGCGATAATTACAGATGATCATCGAAAGAACAATGCAAACGCATTTGTTACTAACGTAAACACTTTAGCAACTGATTCACCACTCACGCAAGCAAGTGGATATTATATTGGAATAGGTAAGAGCGATCCATGGCCTGATGAGTCCGATCCTCCTACTCCAACCGGAAGTGAACTTGAAAGACAAGATGCGATTCAAAATCTCATCTCAATGAAACTCCTTACTTCCACAAATATCGAAAGACTTTTACCTAAGACAAATCAAACATGGTCTTCTGGTAATGTTTGGAAAAGGTATGATCGTACTGATCGAACATGTTTCAACATTGCCTATGATGGTAGCACCGTAACCTCTCGGGGTTGTTACGCGATTGGTACGGATGGGTATCTCTATCTTTGTTTAGATAATAATAGTGGAGCCAATAGTACAGTCGCTCCTCAAAGTTCTTATGATAGTCCTTCCGGTACCGTAGATGGAGAAGTCACACAAGGATCAGATGGATACATGTGGGTTCGAATAGGAGAGGTTCCTACCGGAAGTGATTTCGCAAACTCTTCGACTTTCTTTGAGATTCCCGTCAACATCACACCGCCCGCAAATTCAACACAAGGTTTGCTCTATGGATTTAAGATTGTTTCGGCTGGAAGTGGATACACCAATGGAATTTATCCGGCGACTCTTCGATACACACAAATAGATGGCACAACCGGCACCACCGCCCTGAATATTCTTGTGGCTGGACAAAAAGTAACTGAAGTCATAAGTGGTGATTCACCGATGACATCTCCAGTTGATTCTTTGGTGTTGGCAGACTTTGTTGGATTTGGTGTTGGTAGGTCAAATGGTATTCTCAAAGCAAGCATTGATTTTACTTCCGCTCCTTCGGTCGATTCACCATACACCGAAGCGGAGATACAACCTTTGATCGCTCCGTCTGCTGGATTTGGTGCGAATAACCTCGATGTTTTTCCTCCATACTATGTCGGAGTATCATCTGACTTTGACGGAAACGATTCGCCTGCCGGTGAAACTCCGGTGGATCTTACCTTTCGTCAAGTATCGATTATTAAAAGTCCAACATTTGATTCCGCGAATGATTCACCCGAATCTTATGGAACAATCGATTCACTTTCATATATTTTGATGGATGGTTCCGAAGATCTTTCTTCACTTACTCCGGCAAGTGGATGGTATGTCGAAAAAACAACCACCGGAGAAAAGGCTTGGATTGATTATATAGATACTAGCGGAACACCCGATAAGATTTATTTTCATCAAAACAGTTCAACAACCGTAACACAAGATCTTCTTCCTTTGAGCGGAACACTTAAGATCTTTAATGCGAGTGGAGTTCAACAACCCAACGATTCAACTACATTTGACTACACATCAATTGTTGACTCTGAACACTATGATGATGCTTTGAATCATTCACCTCTCAACTCACCGATAACACTTTCACAATTGGATCTCAGTGGAGAAGTCCTTATGCTTGATAATAGAACATCGATAACAAGATCCGGCGCACAAAATGATAAAGTAAGAATAGTTTTACAATTCTAAAGACCTATGGCTATTAACACTACACTCTACCAATCTTCACCGTATTATGACGACTATGTTTCGTCTGGCAACGAAGCAAAGGGACATCTCAAAATACTCTTTAAACCCGGCATTCCGGTACAGACTCGTGAGCTCAATCAACTTCAGACTCTTCTACAGACTCAGGTTGATCGTTTTGGATCGCATGTATTTGAGGAAGGAAGTCGAGTTCTGAACGGTAACATAACAATTGACGGAAATCTTTTCTGGGTAGAAGTAAATCTAACACACCCCGATCTAAAGATAAGCAGCACTTCTTCACCACAGGTGTTGGCCGCCGATACTCTTACTCGAATGGGTTTATTGAAGAACATCGATTCCATAACGCTAAACTCACCTGAATCGATATCTATCACCGCCGACGTAGTTGACTTCGAAGCGATCACCACAGATGATACAACAACAAAGTATCGTCTCTATATTCGTTACACAAAGGGAACAGCGTCGAAACAAATCTTTGGAAGTAATGTAACAATTCGAGCTAAGAATGCGATATCTGGTACAACTATAGTTTCGGGTACAACAATTGGTACGGTTTCGTCATCAGCTGGAACTGGATTCGCTACTAAATTACACGTTGATAAGGGTGTTTATTTTGTTGCTGGTCACTTTGTAAATGTTGAAGAAACAAATGTAATTGTTCAAAGACCCGATATCACTACAAGAATAACTGGCAGATTGGCGTTTAAGGTAACAGAAGCAATTAAAACCACGACCGATGATTCCTCGTTATTTGATAACGCCAGTGGAGTTCCAAATGCTTCTCAACCTGGCGCGGATCGATATACAATTTCACTCGGTCTCGTTGCTCTTACGGATCAGACCGCGCTTCAATCTGGTTCCA